CACCACGTTGAGCGCGGTGTCGTAGTAGACGAAGCCGTTCGTTGGGGCGAGCGGAGCCTCAGGCAGAACCGGAATGTTGCCCGTGTACGACGAGCTGTCCTTCTCAACGCGCGATGCTTCCAGTGGGTACGACTGGATGCCGATTGGGTAGTACTGAAGGATGTTCGAGGCGGCGTGCACCGACGCGTAGTAGAGCGTCGTCGGGTTGGTGTTCGTGACGGTGATCGTGAACGTCGACTTGCCGGTGGTTGCGTCAGGAATGCCAGGCAGCGGGTTGCCGAGGATCTTCGACCAGAAGCCGACGACGTGCGCGCCCTGCGGGCCCTCGATGGTGTCAGCCGGGGCCAGGAAGTCGGTGCTTGGAACGTACTGCTTGCCGTCGTCTGGGTAGTTGTTGGTGCTGATCGCCTTGTCGTGCATAAGCACAACGGCACCTTCCGCGACCTCCATGTTGGTCGGGTAGGTGATCGTCAGCAGAACCGTGGTAGGGGTCGGCCGGGAGATGTCGATCGTGAACGCCTGGCCGTTGACCCACAGGTCATGAGTAGTGCGGGTATTGAGAACTGGCATGCTCGGTCCCAGTGATGTGCTAGGACCTATTTAGGCCCTGGCAACGATACATAGGAGCATGGATCACGCACCCCACCTCTTCATGCCCGGCCAGACCATCGACGCGGTCATCAAGCTGAAGGCGGCCAGGCCCATCACCCGTCCCGAGCTGGAGCAGCTGCGGGCCCGCTTCAACGAGCTGAACGGCTCGGTGCTTCCCCGGCCGGGGATGGTGCTGAAGGTGCCGCTACCACCGCCTCCCGGCGCGGTAGACGACGAAGGCGCTATCGACTGAGCTGGGCCTGGGCGCGCAGCTCGTTGGTCAGCTGCTGTAGAACCTGCAGGCGGCGGGCGTTGAAGCGCTGCGCCACCCCACCTGGGTAGTCAGCCAGCTCCACACCGCTGTAGAACGTCGGGAACCAGATGACCGTCCACATGAGGCACGTGTCATCCACCTCCTCCACGAAGTCGTGGATGCCGACCCGCGTCGGCTCGATCTCACGGGCGGTGCCGACGGTAGCTCGAACGCAGCCGACGAAGAGCTCGTAGGCGACGTTGGCCGGCGCGCGGACTGGCTCCTCGGCGCTGGCCGAAACGGAGGCGGCCGTGAGCAGGCAGGCGAGAAGGTGTCTCATCAGATCTGCCAGAAGCGCTTGAAGATCACAACAGGGCAACCACGAAGCGAGAACCGCTGGAGGCGCGCCCTGAACGGCCGGCCGCTGGGCGAGACCTGCCAGAACAGCGGCTTGGCGCGGCGGTAGATTGAGGTCGCGCGGCGGGCGTCGTGGAGCTTGAGCCACGAGCGGCTCTTGCCTGGGAAGAGGGCAAGGTGATCGTCTCCCCTACGGCGAACCAGCGCATCATGACAGGACGTGCCGGACGATCTTGGCGATGTTGGCTGCATCATCAGCTCCGTTGTGGTGGCGCCCCTCGAGCTTCTCACCCATGTGCTGCAGCATGCGGTCCATGCCCATCTCCTTGGACAGGCGATGCTTCAGCGCGTAGAGGGTCTTGATGTTGACGTGACGCATCTGCTCGAAGATGGCCTGGTCTCGGCTGATGCCGTAGAGGTCGCGCAGCGAGCCGCGACCACCGGTACCGAGCTTCACCTTGTCGTACTCGCCGCACGAGAACCAGACATGGTCCTTCGTCAGGCCGTAGTCGCGCACGATGGCAGGGAGGACGTCGCTGATGTCGCTGCCCTCGTCGATCTCGGCCTGCGTCCAGCCCGTCAGCTGCGTGCAGAAGGGCGTGACCTTCGTGAAGCGCGGCTTGACGATGTAGCCGAAGCAGTCCTTGATCTGGCCGGTGCGAACGCTCAGCTCGCAGATGCCGATCTCGATGATCTCGTTGGGCTGGTTTCCCTGCTCCTCGCGGGTTTCCCAGCAGGTGGCTTCGACGTCAACGACGAAGACACGGTCAAGTCTCGCTCCCATTTCTACTCCTGTAGGTCAGACACGACGTACTCCTTGCCGCAGCGCTGGCACGTCTTGCACCACTCCACGTTCACGGTACACGTCTCTTTCTTGCTTGCGTTCCAGTCGGCGGCGCGCGCCTCCACCTCGGCTCGGGTCGTGCAGTCGCCGGCGTTCGGGTAGCCGAAGCCAAACTCGGGCTTCAGCTCCTTCTCGTGCAGCGACCATCGATGGCCGAACTTGGTGGCAGCCGTCATCCGCGAACCTGGTCCTGGTTGTACTCGTTGATGGCGGCGCGCTCAGCCATCAGGGCCAGCCGCTCGGCGTTCACGTTCGTGAGAGCCGAGTTCAGCAGCTGAGCTGCACTCTGCGCATCAGGCGCCATCTGGTGGCCGTTGATCAGCCGCAGCCCGTTGGCGCGGAGCTGCATCGCTGTTCTAGCCAGCGTGAACAGCCGACCGTCGATCCAGTCGAGCCGCTCTTGTGAAAAGTGCTGCATTCGTTGTTCCAGTCTTGCGGATGAACCAGGTCGGGACGGCCGCAGGTTCCGTCCAGCGAGCGAAGCGAGCCTTCGCCCCAGCGTAGAAGCGGTGATACGCCTCCACAGCGTCTTCATGCTTGTACTCATCGGGCATGGCCTGTGCGAAGGGCGTCATGACGCCCGGCTTGATGTTGTGCGGCGAGCGCTGAAAGAAGGGCGCGAGGCGAGCGGCGCTGTGCTGCTTTCCGTAGCGCAGCGTGTACTCCTGCAGCGTGCCTTGAAAGAGCATCGCCAGCCAGTGGTAGTTCGCATCGGTCTCACGCGCCCACACCGAGCAGGGGTGGTTGGCATGGGCCGTGCGGTAGCACTGCTGGTTCTCGATGACGAGCTCGAAGCGACCGGGCATGTACCTCTCAGGGTCGTCGACGTGCTGTGGTTCGCGCCACACGGGCTCGGCGCTCTCGTCAGGCAGCAGGCACTCCACGATGCGCTTGCGCCTGCCCGTCTCGGGATTGGTGACGACCCACTCGGTGTGGCGGCCGTCCTTCAGGCGGTGGGCCGTAGACAGCATCTGCCCGTACTCGAGGATCATCTTCACCACGTGCTTGTCGCAGTGCTGCTGCGCCGCGACGAAGGGGTTTAGGTCGAGAACGAAGATGTTCACGGCGCCTCGCTCACGAGATCCAGGCCGAAGCTGGAGGCGAGGTCGCTGCGGTACTGGTCGTGGCCCATGTACTGGCCGTCCATGCGGAAGACCCAGTTACCGCCCAGCGGGTTGCCAACTGGGGTCAAGCCGTACTCGCGCCTGACGGTCATGGTGCGGTCGGGCGAGATGTAGCCATCTACCTCGACGTCGCCCATCGGAACTTGGATCAGAAGGATGCCCATGTGGCCATTATACCACACCGGCCGGGAAAGAGTGTAACAGTTACAGCCTGACCAGGGCGAAGCCGGAGTAGGCCGACGAGAACGTCACGGTCAGCTGGTTCGCTGAGACGTAGGTCACGTCCGACGGGATGATCGGCTTGTAGACCGCGCCGCCCGTGTCCACGAAGAACGTGTGGTGCACGATGAAGGGAGCGGCGGCACCCAGGTTGTGGGTGACCGTCCAGGTTGCCAGCGCGCCTGCCTGGGTGTGGCGGTACGAGTTGGCTGGCGCGAAGTAGGACGAGTTGATGACCACCCAGCTCGAGCTGTCCCACACCTTCATGAGGCCCGTTGACGTGTCAAACCACGTCATGCCCGTGAAGGGGCTGGTCGGAGAAGTAGGACCAGCGAAGTTGCTGACCTTCGACAGGTGGTTCTGCGCGTTGACCTCACCCCAGCCGGACACGAAGCGGCCGCTGAAGCTGATCGGCTTGTCCGAGAGCTCCACGCCCGGCGGCACGATGATCGCTGCCGCGGTTGGCTGAACGAGGTAGTACGTCGAGACGTTGGTGATGTAGCCTGACGTCAGGTCGGCTGGAACGTTCGGCGCTCCGATTGTCTCGTTGACGCGGATCGTCGTCTGACCTGCCGAGAACGTCGAGCTGGCCAGGCCACCCATTGTTGGGGTGGTGTAGACGGTGTAGCGGCCGGCGTAGCGCGAGTTCTCCACCACGTCGAACTGCGTCGCAACGATCAGCGAGTAGCCCGATGGAGGGGTAGGAGATGAGTAGCGCGGCTGTGTGTTGCCAGCGCTGTCGCGGTAGAACTCGCCTTGGAAGACGGGCGTCCAGTCACCGCTCAGGTTGTCAGGCGTGGCGCCAATGAGGAAGGTGCCTGGGTTGACGCCTGACTGGGTGATGGAGACAATTTGGATCCGACGGGACATGGCTACCTGACTTGGATGCTGTCAGGTATTTATCGCCACTTGTGGAGCCGCGGAATGTCACCGCTGCCGGCATCGACCAGCTTGCCGATGTTGTCCAGCTTCTCCATGGCCTGCTCGACGCTGTCGGCCAGCACCTTCATGATCGAGAGCGGCTGGCCGTCCTGCTCCAGCATGAAGTAGTAGGCGCGAGTGGTGCCAGGCGTGACGCTCTTCACCAGCTCCTCGATCTCGCCGTCAGTTATGCCGATGGTCTTGCGCTGCTCGACCATCTCCTTCAGCGCCTCGAGAGTGATGGGAGGGGTGCGCTCGTGCTGGTTGGCCAGCTGCTGGAGGGCGGTTTCACGGTTGCTCATTGGTCGACCTTCTTGGCAAACTCATCAGGTTGGAAGTGCAGCCACTGCCACACTCGGTGCAGCTTCTGCTTCGCGCGCTCGGTGATCACGGCATCGGAGATGTCATCAGCGGCCATCATCAGCTTGGTAGCCGCGAAGAAGTCGCCAAGCTCCTTCATGAGGAGGCCGCGGTTCGTGTCACCAGCGGGAGGTGGAAGGTAGGGGTTGTAGCTCTCGTAGCCGTGGCGCAGGATCTTGCCGATCACCTGCTGCACCTCGCCGGCCTCCTCGAGAAGAAGGGCCAGGCGCTCACGCTCGGCGTCGGTAAGGTGGGTGCTGAAGTCGTGGTCCATGTCAGGGAAGGTCCAGGTAGATGAAGGCCCACATGCCGCTGGGTTCCTCCCAGCCGATGTCGAAGCCGCGGGTGGTCTGCTCGATGGTGTAGTCACCGACCGCGCCCTGTGCCTCGAGGTGCTTGAACCACCTCTGAAGCCAGAGCTCGGTGCAGCGCTCAGGAGAGGTCTGCATGAGCCTCTCCCAGGCGCGCAGCAGCTGGCTGGCGACGGGTCCCATGTCAGCGAACGAGCTGGACGGTGCCGCTGACCGACGCCTGCAGCGTTTCCTTGCCGCCTTCGACCTCGGCGGTCGGGGCTGCTGAAGCGGACATCAGCATGGCGCTGGAGGCGCGAACACCGCGGTAGTTGTTGCGGCCCTGACCAGAGTTCACGTTCACGTTGACCATCTTGAAGGTCTTGGCATCGAAGGCGGTGGCGACTTCGAGGGCCTTCTCCTGGAAGTTGGCGATTGCCTCGAACGTCAGCTTCTTCAGCGTGCGCTTGGCCAGGCCTGGTGAGACCGAGAAGTCGATGCCGTCCACTGACATGGTCTTGATCTCGGCGGTCAGGCCAGAGATGGTCTGCATGTCGGTGCCGCGCACGGTGATCGACGAACGGCCGATGTAGCCATCGATGGTGCCCTTCTTGCCGTACGATGGCTGCACGTTCATGCCGTTGGTTTCGACACGGACCTGGTTGCCCTTGCTCTTCGGCTTGGCGACCGCCATGGCTTCGTTGGTGAAGGTGATCAGGTCGGCCTGCACGCGGGCGCTGTCAGGGCCGGACTGCACGGTAGTGAAGGTGATGGCGATCATGTCCTGCTCCACCTCGCGCTCGGCGGTGGCGGACAGGGAAACGACGTCGTAGGTCAGCTGTTCAGGCATGGAAGCTCCTTAGGTTGACAGCCCAAAGCGGATCAAGATGCTCGTGCTGTCGTCGATCATCTGCTGGGTCAGAGGAATGCGGATCTTGCGGTCAGCGTACTGCACAGGGATCATCGCGCCGGCGGCGAGGTCGCCGAACGATGAGCGCTCCTCGCAGCAGTAGATGTGCAGGTAGTTCGACGTCTCGATGCCGAGATCGAGCCAGGGGTGGAGGTCGAAGAACTGCTGCTGAGTTGCGTTGATGGAGCGCGCGGTGATGGTGGCGCCGCAGTTCAAGAAGAGGAGCGGGTCGTAGTCGGGATCCTGAGCCGAGCTCCACTCCTTGCCGTTCTTGAAGACGCCCACCGGCCCGTTCATGTCATCACCGCGGCGAAGGCGCGGGTGCTGGCACATGATGAGGTTGGCGGCCCAGGTGTTGCGCTCGTCGGTTGACCAGCTGCGAAAGTCATTGAGGTTCACTTGACGCTCCTCAGTTCAACGTAGACGTAGCCACCACCCGGCTTGAGCGCGAAGGCGACATCAAGCCGACGGTTGTCGCCCTTGATGACCCAGTCGGACACCGAGCCTGCCTCTCGAAGAGCGTCCAGCTTCGTGTCGATGACCGAGGCGAGAGGGCCCAGGCGGGGGCTCCAGATGGCGGCCTCGGCCTTGAGCACCGCGATGACGTCCTCAGCCGTCTTGGGAACCTGGCCCTTCAGGTTCTCCTGCGCGCGGGCCGCCACCGGCAGAAGGGCCAGCGCGGTAAGCAGGTGGCGGCGCTTCATCACTCGTCTCCGCGGCCAGGAACGAGGCGCTCGAGCAGGCCGATGTTGTCGGCGTGCGTCGGCGAGACCCAACCTTCCGGCTTGATGAGGTCAGGCAGGCCGAGCGGGTTCGGGCGGTTCGGCTTGATGCCCGGTTCCTTCTGCATGTTGGCCGTGTGGACGCGGTTCCAGGCCTCGTCGCTGTCGACCTGCAGGCCGTCGAGCGTGCCGGTGGCGACCACGATGAGGTCGATCATGCTATCGACGAGGTCGTCGGCAGCCTTGACGGCAGCTTCGCTGTCGGCCGCGGCATCACCGCTCGAGGTCTGCTGGGCGCTCTTCAGCTCGTTGAGCGCCTTGACGCCCTCGTTGAGCTCCTCCTGCAGGAACTTCAGGCGGAACTCGAGCCACGCGAGCAGCTTGTCGTTGTCGAACGTCTCGACGATGTCGCGCACCTTGAACTTGGTGTGCATCTCCTCGATGTCGCCGATGATGTCGGCTGGAGCAGCGAGGGTGAAGAGTACGTCCATGTCCTCGATCTGGCCAGAGGACGGGTCTTGTTCGGGCAAAGTCATGGTCGCTCCTTGGGTTGGGAGCGATAGGAAGATTGTAACTCGCTTTAGGAAGCGGTCAACCTCAAAGCAGGTTGGACTTGACCGTCGACAAGGACCAGTACGGCGTCGAACCCTCGTGCATCACGTGCTGGATGCTCTTGAAGGAGACGTAGCCCAGGAACTCGTAGCACAGGTAGGGCCGCTGCAGGTAGACGGCGTAGATGACGTCCTTGCCGGCCTCGACCTGCTTCTCAGCGAACTCGAGCTCGCGGTACGAGATGGACAGCCACTTGCCGCGGCTGCTCTTGATGTCGTAGTGAAGACCGCCGAGGTAGTAGTCGTACGGTGCGTAGCGGTCAGGGATGGTGGCACCGAACTCGGCGGCGCGCTCCTTCTCAGCGAGGTCGATGGCCAGGCCGAACTCGGTCTTCTGGTCGTAGCCCTCGTTGGTGAGGTGGCGGTCCTCGACCTGCAGCAGGTCACCGCGCTTTCGAAGGCGAACGAGGTCAGCCATACCAGTTGTGGGCCTTGTCCCAGCTCTTCAGGACCTTGTCGCAGGTCTTGCAGCGGAGGCGGTAGAAGGTGCGCGCGCACTCATCGTACGAGCCTGAGAAGTAGTCGCTTTCCTGCTCCACGTTCTCGTGCGGGCAGGTCTCCTGCAGCTCCTCGCGCAGGCCGTCCAGCTTCTTCTGGAGCGTCTGCCCCTTCAGGTCGTGGATCTTGATCTGCTTGTCCAGGCTCTCGATGGACGCAAGCAGGCTTTCGACATCGGACATGTCACCTCCGAAAGGATCATTGTACCATGAGAAGGGAAACCCTGTCCTGCTTCTTACAGGTTCAACGTCAGGTTCGTCAGGTCGTGCAGCTTCAGGCGCTCCACCTCGGGATCTACGGCATCGTACGCCGCGTCGTCAACCTCGAAGTGCTGCGCGAAGCCAACGTCGATGAGGAAGTCGAAGTCGCTGTCGCGCGTGTACTCGATCATCGGTTGGAAGTCCTGGAGATGGTACTTCTTGGTAAGCTCTAGGAGGGCCTTGCGCAGTGCGGCCTTCGGCAGCTTGGCACCGCGCTGCGCGAACGAGACGAGCAGGCGCATGTTCGGCTCACCGTCGAGGTTCAGCTCGTTGCTGAAGCCATCGAGCGGCTTGTCGGTGGTCTTGAAGATCTCCTCCATGCGCAGGTGCAGCTCATGGTAGAAGCGAATGGCCATGAGCATCGCCACCTTTGGTGGCACGATCTGGTTCTCGAAGAGGTCACGTACGCGCATCTTCTATCTATGGGGCAGGCAAGAGAAAGGGAACCTTCGGGTCCCCTTGAACTCGTGGCCGAAGCCGGTTAGATACTTGCGTCGCTCTTGGCCTTTTCGCCAGCTGCCCAGGCGGTACAGAGAATTCGTGCCTCGGCAGCAGAAATTGTGGAACCGGCGAGATTGAAGTCAAGGTTGAACTGGAAGTTTCCGGCCATGTCAAGCCACGTCATTTGACCAAAGCCTGCAACACAGTCTGTCGGCTTGACATAGATCTGATGAAACGTTGTCTGTGCCTTGTCCACGATCTGGAACCGTCCGACATAGACCTGCTGGCCACCACGCGTGGTCTTCAGCTCTCCAGATTGCCGTTGGGCAAACACGGTATAGGTCTTCTCGACATTTTGCGCGACAAGGATCCAGTCGCTTTCAGCGAAGGCAGTTGAAGACAGGGCGATCAGTGCCAGCGCAACCAGCTTCTTCATGGAGAACTCCCAGAGGGTTGATGATGTGACCATTGTACATCAACCTGGGCCTGCGTGTTAAGAGAAGTGTAACAGGTTACTAAATAGCTACGTTCGATCTATAATGTAGCCATGACACCCTACACCTACTTCATCGGTTGGCCTGACCTCAACACCTTCTATTACGGTGTCCGCTATGGTCGAACCTGTGATCCGTCGGACCTGTGGGTCACCTACTTCACGTCCTCGAAAGAGGTTCATGCATTCCGTGCCCTTCATGGGGACCCACCTCTTCGTGAGGTACGCCACACTTTCAAGACAAAGGAAGCAGCACGAGAGTGGGAGCACAAGGTGCTACGCCGCATGAAGGCACCGCTTCGGGAGGACTTCCTGAACCGCACCACTGCGAAGGCGCCGTCGATGCTTGGTAGAAGCCACAGCGAGGAGACACGAAGAAAGCAGTCGCTCACACAGAAGGGCAAGCCGAAAAACCCTGCCTCTGTGTTAAAGATGCGTGTTTCGCTGACTGGCAGGAAGATGAGTGATGCAGCACGAGCAGCGCAATCAAGAGGGCACATGGGGCTAGAGTTCTCCGAAAGCCATCGTGCCAACATCGCTGCTTCTAAGATCGGCCGCAAACACTGGACTAATGGCACCGAGTACCGCTGCTGTCGTGAAAAGCCGGGCCCTGAGTGGTACCCCGGGAAGAGGCAAAAGAAAAGGGCTGCCGAAGCAGCCCTTTGAGGAGTGTCTCAGTGAGACGTGTCTTCTGCTGATCGCTCAGCTGAAGGCCACATTCTTCACGAGGATGCGAGCGTAGTAATCCGCCGAATTGCCGAGCGACGTGCCCGTGTTGGTGAAGGTGGCCTTGCCGTAGCGGGTCATCAGGCTGACAGCCGGCATGAACGTGTTGGCGTCCATGACGATGCCAGTCGACATCAGAGGGATGTACGGGCAGTAGAAGTAGCCGCTGTCGAGCTCGGAAGCACCACCCTTGAAGCCGAGGAGGATGTCCTCACCGACGTCGCCGGAGGCGTTCACGACACCAGCGCCAGAGCCGGTGATCTGCCATGCATCGTTCAGGCCCCAGTTGTAGCTGTAGACCTTGATCGAGCCGTTCAGGGTGCCGACCATCTTGTTGCCGATCGGGTCAGCGAACGTGCCGCTGACAGCCGGAGCGAAGACGGACTTGGCAGCCGACTGGAGCATCGAGGTGATCAGATGACCACCGACGAGCCAGTTGCCAGGACCACGACGGGTCTTGGCGCCGATCTCGTTGGCCATCTTGTTGATCAGGATGCCGAGGTGGGCGTAGCGGTCACCGATGTAGTTCGGTGCGAAGCCAGCTGGCGGAGCAGCGAAGTCGTAGGTCGAAACCGTCGAAGCGAGGGCGAGCAGGTCGGTCAGGATCTCGTTGTCGATTTCGTGAGCGATCTGGGTCGACAGAGCAGCGGTCAGCTCCGACTCGAGGTCGAGGCCGTGCTGTGCGCTCAGGTCCTGAGCAGCTTCCATCGTCCAGCGGGCCTGCAGCTTGCGCGAGCCAGCGGTGATGGTCTGCTTGAGAACGGACAGGCGCATTGCCTTGCCGCCGAAGCCTTCGTAGTTGGCCGTCGAAGCAGCGAAGCCGTCAGACGTTGCAGCGGTCAGAGCTGGCGGGTAGCCGGTGGTGCCGACGTTGGCCGAGCTGTAGAAGCGCTTCATCTTGCTGTTGTTGGCGTAGACTTCATCACCAGCGGCGATGTCGTTGGCAGCCACAACGTTCGGACCGGTAGCGTCAGCAGCTTCAGCGAAGGCGAAGCGCAGCGAGTACACCAGGCCGACCGGACCAGACATCGGCTGAACGCCAACGAGGTCGGACGAGATGGTGCCCGGAACGATACGACGGATCATCGGGATGACGATCTTCTGGAAGTTGGCGACGTCGCCAGCTTGGTTGGCCGTTGCCGGGAAGGCGTTTTCGGCCAGGTACTTCTTCTGGTTTTCGAGCAGCGTCGAGACGACTTGCTTCTTGGTACCAGCGAGGCCTTCGAGAAGAGCCTCTTTGGTCTCTTGCCAGTTTTCAATCAGTTGCATGGAGTTTCTCCTTGGTGAGTGTGGCAGTTGACGTCCGCTCAGGAGCGGATACCTGCGAGGCGCTTCAGTTGCTCAAGGCCTTCGTTGACCTGAGCAGCCTTTGCTGGGGTGTCGGCTGGCTTGTCACCAGTTGCGACGGTAGTGGTGGGAGCCTTTGCTTCCGTCAGGGCAGCGGCTGGCTTGGCGGCCGGCTCGACGTCTTCCTTCAGGATGCGGCCGATGAAGAACTTGTAGCTTTCCTCGAGGCGGTCGGTGTCGACGTTCTTGAGGACCATAGCCATCTGCTCGCGCTTCTTGCCGGTGAGGGGGCTGAGAACAGCTTCCATCTTGGCTTCGCGGACCATCTTGCTGATCTTCTCTTCGCTCTCGGACAGGGCCTTCTCGGCGTCCTTGAGCTTCTGCTCGGTGACCGACAGCTTCGACTGAACGCTGTCTTCGTCAACGTAGCCCTTGGCGTACTCGGCGGCGACGGCTTCGAAGATGCGACGACCGAAGTCGTTCTGCTTGACAACCTCGAGGTCTTCCTTGAGTTCGTCCATTTCGGCGGTCAGGCGCATCTCGAAGAACTGGTCGATCTTGTCGACGAGGGCATCGAGTTCGGTAGCGACTTCGCCGGCGAGCTTGTGCTTCTCTTCGACGAGCTTCTCGGCGTACTCAGCCTCGAGGTCGCGGAAGCGCTCGATGTCGCCCTTGAGTTCGGCGATTTCCTTGGTGAGGGCTTCAGCGACGAAGGTGTCAACCTTCGTAATCAGCTCTTCACGCTCGGTGAGCCACTGCTCCGACAGCTGGAGGCGAACTTCGTTCGACACTTCTTCACGGACTTGCGTCTTGAAGGCGTCAACGGACTTCGTCCACTGTTCGGAGATCTCTGCCTTGGATTCCTCCGAGAGGAACTCCGACTGGAGCAGCTTCTGCAGGATTTCGTCCATGCGTTTCTCCTTGTAGGTTACGGTCCAACCGTAGTTGGGTCTTTTCGTTCAAAGAGCATCCGAGGTGTTTTCACATCAAGGAACTCACAGTGCGTAAGCCTATATACACAGCTCACGCGAAAAAGCGCCAAAACCAAGTGATTTTGGCGCTTTTAGAGCTCAGAGAGCTCTCATTCGGCGGTCTCGGACGAGGCGTCCGTGTTCACAGCAGCTGGCTCGTCGGCAGCGTCCACCTCGACTTGAGCGGTGCTGAGACCAGCAACCTCACGCGTCTTGGCGACGAAGTAGTCATGCATCGTGACAGCGGCCTGCTCCATGCGATCGTTGATCACGTCCTGCAGCATACCGCGAAGGGCTTCCTTGTTGTCCATGTCTTGGCTCCTTTGAAGTGAGACGAGGTATTTACAGCGACCCGGAGGCCTATTCTGCGAGCTTTCGAAGCGCTGCAGCGTTGGTCTTCATGGCGCCAAGATAAAAATCAGCAGCATCACTAAGGCGCCCAGCTCGATCACTATCGAGCCTATCAGCTACAGTTCTAGCAAATGCTCTTAGCTCAGGTGAATGCTTGATCCACTTCTGCATCTTCTCTCTCATGATCAGAGCAACGATAAGTGTACCATGCATGTCAGTCGCAGCATATGGAATACGCCTGTTCAGGCCCTTCTTCAGAAGGGGAAGAACGACCTCAGCGTAGTGCTTGGCTTCAACAGCCGGAACCAGAAGGTCCTTGTCGTACTTCGATAGCTTGGCCTTCAGCTTCGTCTCGAGCGCCTCTTCGATTTTCATCCACAGGTCAGCAGCGTCGTCTGAGGCATTGACGCTAAAGCCCATGAAGCCTTCGAAGAGATCAGAGACCTTCATGCGGTTAGTCGGCTGCCATGCGCATCTTAGCAGCAACTGCGCCAAGACCGATGCGCTCACCGAACTTTTCAAAGTACGCAGCTGCGATCTTCCTTGAGGTCTGCATGACTTCAAAGATGACGTGCCCGTCAGCTGCTTCTTTCTGCGCGGTGCTGATCAGAAAATTCAGCAGCTTCTTCTTGACATCCTCATCACCGTGCATCTTGTCGAGCAGAGCGTCAAGATCGGCAGCTCCGAGGTGCTTGAGGGTTGCATCCATCACGTCAAGGGCTTCCTTGATGACCTCAGCATCAGCCTCAACCATCTTGTCCAGCTTCTTCTTGACAGCGGCGCGGCACTCAGGGTCGCAGTCCTTCAGGAATGCAAGTACAGCTGCCTTGTCAACAGCAGGAGCATCGCCCTTGGCCTTCTTGCCCTTTGGTGCATCTTCCATGTCACCGACCGACTTGCCCTCGTCATCGAGGTCCATGTCGAACGACATCTCCATGTCGTCAGCTGGCTTGGCCTTCTTCTTGGCCTCAGTCAGGGACTGCAGCTTTGGGAAGTTCACTTCTTGGTTCCCTTCGTGATGGCTTCGATCAGGGACAGAGCTTCCTTCACGAGGTACTTCTGAGCACGTGGGTCGTGAACAGCGGCCTCAGCCAGGGTCGTGATCTTCTTCGACTGCAGGCTCTCGTACACAACGTTCGGGTAGGCATCAGGAGCCGATGGCTGCGACACGATGTCGACGGTCACGAAGTTGAAGTCGGAGACGACGGCGGCTTCGTTCACGTTGCCGGTACCGCGGCTCGAAACGCCGAGGCGACCGCCACCTTCGATGATGGCACGAACGATCTGGCCGTTCGGGGTGTTCACCAGCTTCATCTTGCCGACAGCGTTGTTGCCGTCCATGCGGATGTCGGTGATGATGTGCGACACGTTCTTCGGGTCGATCGTCAGGACGTCGGGGTGGTTGAGCTCACCGAGGATGGTGAAGCCCTTCTTGATGCGGTCCTGCGCACCTTCAACGGCGCGCTTGATCTCGTCGAGCGGATACTTGCGGCCGTTGCCGTTCACCAGCTCGGCCTGCATCATGATGCCGGACATGTACATGTCCCCGCCCTTCTTCATCTCGGTCAGGGCGGCGACCTGGGGAGCGAGCTCCTCGATCAGGATCTTCTTCATGAGTGGTCGCTCCTTAGTCGACGTACTTGCTGACCATCGCGAGGATGCGCTTCAGCGCGTCGTGACGGTACTCGATGAACTGCTCCTGGCCTTCGACGATGCTCTTGCCGAGAACGTTGACCTTGGCAACGATCTGGTCGGCCAGCTGCTCGGCTTCCTCGCGGATCGACTGCTTCTTGCCGGTGCCAGCTGGGTGGAGGTTGCTGTCCGAAGGGATCTTGGCGACGCCGCTTGAACCGATGCCACCGCTGGCCTTCTTGCCGGTGCCAGCCATGTGAAGGTTGCTGTCAGACGGAACTGCTGCAGCTGGCTTGTGGTCGCCCACGGCCTGCTTCTTGCCGGTGCCGGCTGGGTGGAGGTTGCTGTCCGAAGGGACCGAAGCCGGTGCGTGTGGCTTCATGTGCGTCATCGGGTCCTTGCCTTGCGACAGAACGCGAAGGTTCGGCTGCTCCGGCACGCCGAGCTTGCCGTTGCCTTCGTTGAGCTGCTGGACGCCAGCGAGTTGACGCATGCGATCGAGTTCCATGTTTGTCTCCTGAGTAGGGATCTACGCCGTATTTACGTCACGGCTGGGCGGGAGGAGCGTTTCCTCCCGCTGGTGGGGTGCCTGG